ATGCTGGGCATCGGCCACCTCTCTGGCCTGCCTCGGGTCTGTAATTCGCTCGACGGCCAGCACGTTTGTCTTGATCCACGTCTTGATGATGGACGACACCTTGGCCTTGCCTTTCTTCTCGGTGATGTCGATGCCCAGCATGTCTGCTATCGGGACGCCCACCCATTTTTTAGACTGCTGGCTTTCGCGCAGCGGCTCGTCGTTTGTGTGGGCATCTGAGACGATCCTCTGGGCTGCCTTGGCATCCTTTGCGCTGATGCCGTCGAAGGCGTCTGGCAGCGTGTACGGGACGCAGACACCGATCCATTCGCCGTTGTCGATCTTGACGCCTTCCATCTTGCGGTAGACAGCGGCTGCTGCTGGCGGGGCCAGGTTGGCCTTGCCGTCGTCCACGCGCATGATGCTGCGCGCCTCGTTCTCATCGATGCCCAGCTTGGCCGCGTCGTCGGCTGACATGCGGTTGACCACGCGCGCAGCACGGGCCGCCCCGATCAGGCTGCCTGCGCCACGCACGCTGTCGATGCTGGCATCCTCTCCGTTGCCTTTGCGGATGTGATGGACAAGCCCGATGGCGCATTTGGTCTCGTCAGCCACGCGCCTTATTTCCGCCACAATGGCGTTCACGGCCATGTTGTCGTTCTCGTTGATGTTGTGGGCGCCGACGAAGGGATCGATGAACACGCAGCCGATCTGCTTTTCGGGGATCTTGGCGCACAGGTATTCGACCAGCTTGGTATTGGGCAGCACGCCTTCGCGGGTTTGGATGCCGAACTTGAGGCTGAAGTCTCGGCCGGCGTTGACGAACAGGCGGCCCTCAACCTCGGCGGGCTTGATCCCGTAATGCCGCATTGCAGCGAGAACTCGGCGCTGGATCTCAGCCAGAGGGTCTTCGAGGTTGACGATCCAGACGTTGGTGCGCTCTTTGACTTCCTCGCCCAGCAGCGGGCGGCCTGTCACGATGGCGAGGGCCTCGACGATCTGGAGGCTGGTCTTGCCGATGCCGCCGGCGGATGCCAGCACGCTGACGAAGGATCTCAGGTAATGGTGGGCATAGATCCAGCGCCTCGGCTCGATGCTGGCCTCGTCAAACATATCGTAGAGCGTGGGCCAATCCGGGGCCGCCTCGGGGGCATCTGGCGTGTCGAAGCTGTCGAGGTCTATGTCATCGGCCTGTGCGCTGGCAGGTGCCTCCTGCGCGGCCTGCGGGGCCACATAGTCGAAATCATCCATGCCGTTCTCTGGCACGTCGATCTCGGCTTTGGCCGGGCTGATCTCCAAGCCATAGGCACGCACGGCCTTGTCGAAATCGCCGTCGTGTTCGTAATGGACGAACAGATCGAAGGCATCACCCCAGCAATATGAGTTCTCGCCAAGGGATTTCGATTTGCCAACGCCGGCGGCTGCATCAGATCCAGACAGGCTTACCCAATGCGATAAGAAGTTCTGCGTGGCGAAGCTGTGGGACGTTTGATACCGAGAACGGTAATGCTGGGAAGATCCGCGCCGCTCATATTGGTATCGGGCGAACAGATCCTCGATGGTGTGGTCTGCGTTGAAGGCGTCCACCGGGCTGACCTGATCGGGAAACTTCTGCCGACGCTCGGCACGCTGGCGCTCACGGTCGGCACGCGCCCGGTCGGCCTGCTCGGCGGCGAGGCGGTATTGCTCCAGCCTGCGGTCGATCTCCTGGCGGATGGCGCTGTCGGCATCCAGACGCAGCGTGCCGGCGCGGATGATGCGGTGCTGGTAGAAGATCGGGGTGAGATCCGGGTTGCGTTTGGCCAGCGGCACGTTGGGCAAATAGATCGGCTGCCCGCAGCGTGCCAGCGCGCCGTCAGGGTGTATGCCATTGGCATGCAGCAGATCGAACAGGGCGGTCTGGGCCAACTCATAGTCAGCGCCTGACAGCGCGCCGGCCAGCGGCAGCAGGACGCGCCATTTGCGGTTCTCTGGGCTTGCGCCGGAGGACGAGTAGGCCAGCAGGCTCACAGGCCCGCAGACGGCCTCTACGGCGGCCAGCACGTCGTCCAAGCTCGGGTTGCCCCGGTCGATGTCGAGGGCCAGCATGCGGAAGGCCCCATGCTCACGCTGTGCGTCATGGGAGCGACCATCGTGTTCGCGGTAGGTCGAGGGAATGAAGAAGTCGGCGTCGATCTTTTCCTTGGCCTGCGGCGAGGCTGCCATGCGGGCGATTTCGGCCCAAGAGATGCCGGGATAGGTTTGGCCGGGCTTGTCGATCAGGGTGTAGAAAGAGCCGGGGGCTGTCAGGAAGCGGATGTCAGACATTGTGGCCACCGCTGCACTTGCCACCAGATATAGACTGCATTAAAGTATTCCTTGTGTTGGGTTGCTCTCACACATCTTGGAACCTGCTCCTCCTCGGTTCCGCCTGCCTTACTTGAACCCCGGCGCGTTGGTCTCACGCCGGGGTTCTTCTTTGTCAAAACGGGATTTCGTCGTCCAGTTCCTGCTTGATGCTTTCGCGTTTTTGTTCATCCAGCGGCTTGCGGGCCTGCTCAAACGGATCGGCCTTGCTTTCGACGGTGTCGAAGTCATCCATGCCGCCGTCGCCATAGCGGGCTTCTGTGACCTGCACAGCGTCCAGAAGAAGGCTGATGCCGCCGACGCCTTCAGGGTCGATCACAGCGACGGCCCATGCGCGCACGGTGCCTTTGGAGCCGCCCCAGAAGTTTAGATCAGCGATAGGCTTCTTCTGGCCGTCGATGACGGTGGGTGCCTTGTTGAGGGTGCCATCCTTCTTCACGCCGTTCCGCTTGGCGCTGAACTTGATGATGCCCGTCTCGTTGCCGTGTTCGTCCTTCAGCTTCTTCATGCCGAAGACCTTGGAGAACGGAGGCAGCTTGGTGTTGCGCGTGCGGGAGGCGTCATAGTGGGCGCGCATTTCATCGAACAGCGGCTTCGCCTGATCTCTGGGCATCTCGAAGTCCACGCTCCAAGCCGCGTTGGATGCGGTCTGCGCGCAGGGTTCGCTGGCCTGCTTCTGGGTGTTAAAGCGGTAGGTGCCGCTCAATTTTGGGTATTGCAGCGTGACGTTTTTCGCCAACACTTTCAGGAAGTCGGTATTATCAGCCATTGGTTTGCTCCTCTTTGGCTTGGTTTAGAAATCGACGGTCTCGGTAAAGATATCGTCGTCGGCGGTCTCAATCTGCCAACGCGGCAGGTCGATAGTGTTAATCAGCGGCCAGCCCGTTGTGAAGTCGGAAACGGCGATGGCGTTGCTGATCTTTTGCAGCGTCTGGGTCACGATCATGTCGGCGTGGTCCAGATAGCGTCCAGTGAGAGCGTGCAGGCCGACAGCGTGAGGCGGCTCCTTCTCGACAGCGATGAAGATGAAGGTGTCGGCCTTGTAGCCAGCAGCTACAAGTGCGCGGAGATAGAAGGCTGCCTGCACATCGTATGCGTACTTGCGAAGCTCACGCGGGAAGCCGTCTGGGCTAGCGTCGGTGGTGGTCTTCAGATCGAACACAATGCCGTAGTCTGGCAGATAGCCGTCGGGCCTGCATTTGATCTCGGTGCCTGTGGCGTGATCGATGCCGAAGAAGCTGGCCTCGGCCACGAAGGTCGGATCGCCAAGATACTGTTCGACGACCGGGTGGGCTTTGGCGGCATCCGCGATGCGGGCGGCCAGATCAAACTCGGCCTCAGGCAGAAGAATTTGGCCATCCAGATCGGCGGCAAGCTGCGCCTCTTTCCACTTGTTGCCACGGCGATCCTCGGGGCCACGCAGGACAAGGTTCTTTTCCGGCTCCAGCACCAGAGCGTGAACCGCGCTGCCCAATGCAAAGGCAGAGGTTTCCTTGCGGACCTTGCCCTTCCAGTGTGCCAGCGACTTGGTGTGTACCGCCTTCACGTCGGATGACGAGATCGCCGGGTTGGCGTGGTATTCCTTGTTGGTCAGGTCTCGGTTCATTGCGATGCCCCCTATGCGTCCGTGCTGTATATAGACTTGAAATTCCCGTCGCCTCGGATGTCGAAAACGTCAAAGGAATATTCAATTTCGCATTCCCACGCCGCCTGAACAAGGCCGCAGAAAATAGCGTCCGCACCCACTGCATAAACAGAAAGGTGACCTTCGTGGTCATGCAGCCTGCGGATTTTTATGCGGCTCCGCTCTGCCAAAAAAGTAAAGACGCGAGTTAGCCGCTCCTCACGGTGTTCTTCGCCTTCGCCGTAAAATTCTACGATCATTGCTTTCCCTTTCCATAGAGTGCGATCAGGGCCGCCTCGGCCCTGCCGTCGTCCTTCACCCGCGCCCACTGGTCGGCGCTGTCGGGGAAGTATTGGCTGGCCAGCGCTCGGCTGGCGTTCTTGTCGGTCGATAGCCGCATGGTCTTCTTCCACGCCGACGGGTCCACCTCGAACGTCGGCACGCCGCCGAAGAACAGGCAAGCCTTCAGTTCACCGTACGCGACAGCGATGGTGACTGCATTTTTGATCCCTATCATTCTTGGAAAATAGGGTCGCTCCAGCCAACAGCACTTGACCGGGCCGAAGGCCGCGATCAGGCCCATCTTCTCGTCCAGCGTGCCGGGCATGTCGTACGTCTTGACCTGCATGTCGTCAGTGTCAAGAAGCGCGATTGCTCCGCTTTTGCCGGGGTCGATGCCGATTATGTATGACATGACTCAGGCTCCCCGCGCGCGTGGTCGATGTCAAAGCGGACGAACCCTCGCCTGTCGCCCTGCATTGGCGGGCCGACCTGATACGATGTCACAGCACCTTGCGCCGTGCGGCCCGATCCGAAGCGGTATTTGAACTTGGTGTCCATCTCGCCGCCGTGGACATCAACCAAGCCGTCGACGATTGCTTTGAGTTCTTGCAGCTTCATTTGGTTTCCCCCACCGCAATCTCACCGCCGCAGGCCAGATAGCCGCAGCCATCGATCCAGTTGTCCGCGTGGGCCGGGTTGGACTTGGCGCGGGCCAGCTTCAGCAATGTCATCATCACGGCCACGTCGTGGGCAGTCACGATGGTGTCGAGGTGCGCGGTCCAGTACAGGGCGATGAGATTAAAATTGCTCTCCGCGTCCCCGTGCGTGTCTGCGCGATCCTTGGTGACGTATGCCTTTGCGGTGTCGAGTATTTGGCCCCGGTTCATTTGGACACCCACTCCTCTTCAAAGCGCAAATCTTCAATCCCGGTGATGTCGGCCAGACGGTGGCGGTAGACAGCCGAAGGCACGACGCGGCCCGTCATCCAGCGGGAAAGGCTGGACGATGCCACTGGAACTTTTCTTGCAAGCCAGCCAAGTTTGCGCCCGTCCTGCGCGCACCATAGCCGGATTTGAGTTTGAGCCATCATTGGCGTTCTCCCTTGTTTCGGTTCCATACGCTTACGGCGCAAAAAAATATGCGTCAAGCGTAATTTTTTGCTTGCACGCGGTGCGGTAGGCTGTATGGTGGTCCTACGAACTAGCAAACAAGGAGACGACCAGATGAAATTCCCAAACTTCTACGCCGAATGCGCTTACCTTGACGGGGTGCGCGACCATCAGGACAACACCTCAATCCGCTTTGCGTCATATGTAAAGTTTGGTCAGGTGATCGCTGCGGGTGCTGATTGGTATGCCCGTGGCAAGAGCGATGCAGCCCGTACCGCTGCTTAATACAACCATCTCAAACAAGGAGATCAAATAATGCGTATCAGAGACATCGCCGCCGACCTGATCGGCACCCTGTGCATCTTCGGCCTGCTCTACGCGGGCTTCCTCTTCGGCTTCGGGATGGGGTGGTGAGATGGCTGTTAGACTTGGAGCAATGGACACCCACATCGTGCTGACCGCGCTGTGGGATTACCGCGAGACGCTGACCAACGGCATCGCGCCCAACCCGCCGCATATACAGGCCAGAATTGCCAGCGTTGACCGCCTGATCGCGTCGTACAAGAAATCGTACTTCGCGCTGGATCGGCTGGGGTTGATGTGATGCCAGCCTATTACAACGAATTCGACCCCAAGGCCGCTGCATGGCTGCGGGAACTGATCAAGCAAGGCCACATAGCAGATGGAGTTGTGGATGACCGATCAATTGTCGATGTTCGACCTGATGAACTGCGAGAGTTCACCCAGTGCCACTTCTTCGCGGGCATCGGGGTCTGGTCTTACGCCCTGCGATCCGCAGGATGGTCCGATGACCGTCCTGTTTGGACAGGAAGCTGCCCGTGCCAGCCTTTCAGCGCGGCAGGTGCAAGAGGCGGGTTTGATGACCAGCGGCACCTATGGCCGCACTGGCACCATCTCATCAGCCAGTGCCGCCCTTCAGTCGTCTTTGGCGAGCAGGTTGCAAGCAAGGACGGCCTCGGCTGGCTCGACCTTGTACACGCTGACATGGAAGCAACGGGCTACGCCTTCGGGGCTGCTGATCTGTGCGCTGCGGGCGTCGGCGCGCCGCATATCCGACAACGCCTCTGGTTTGTTGGGGTGGCAGACGCCAGTGGTTCAGGACAGCAAGCAAAGCGGGTTGGCTCCGTCAGGGACGGGCAACAGCCTGAAGCTGTCATTCGAGGTGCAGCAGGCGGGCTGGCCGACACCGACGACACGGGACCACAAGGACACGGGCAATCTGGAGGGTTCAATGTTTCGGAGGGACGGCCAGATGCGGGACGACACGGTGCCGAGGGTGGCTTGGATTGCAGGCTGGCCGACGCCGACGGTTCAATCTCCAAACAGCCAGCGGGGTCGGGGCCAAGACCCGGAAAAACGCAAGGCGGGCGGGCATTCAGTGAACCTGAACGACGCGGTGAGATACCTAGATCACAACGGCCCAGCCCGACTAACGGTTTCTGGCGAGATGCTGATTGGCTCTTCTGCCGAGATGGAAAGTGGCGGCCAGTTGAACCCAGCACATTCCCGCTGGCTCATGGG